ACGCCGCGCAGGGTCTGGCACTGCAGCGGCGCACCCTGGAGGCCAAAGGGGTTCCCGTCGACACCTCGACACAAACCCTGTTGCTGGCCAATGCCACTGCCGCGCTGGGCATTTCTCGCCGTAGCGCCGAAGTGCAATGCGCCCCAATCAACTCTGAATCGGGAGTCGGGTTCGCCAGTGCGGCCCGCACCCTGGTAGTCGTGCGCGGCACGATGGAGGCAGTTCTATGAGTACCGCTTTACAGCCTGTAATCACCAAGGCCGGCCTGGCGGCAGTGTTCAACGCTACCCGTACCGGCCTGGCGGCCGAGATTACCCATGTGGTGCTTGGGGATCGGGCATATACCCCCAGCGCCGACCAGATCGTGCTGGGCCGCCAATTGGCCAAGTACCCCATTGCCGGCGGCGAAAAGCTGTCCAGCACCCTGTTGCACCTGACCGCTGTCGCTGACGGTGAATCAGCGTTCTATGTGCGCGAAATCGGGTTCCTCTTGAGTGATGGAACCCTGTTCGCGGTGTGGTCGAGCACTACCGAAGTCCTCGCCTACAAGGCGGCAGGTATCGACCTGTTGCTGGCCTATGACCTGTCGTTAGCGGCCCTGCCTGCCAATAGCGTCACCATCAATAGCACCGGCGCCGGGCTCAATCTGAGTTTGGCTGCGCCCTTGGCCGCTTTGGCCGCCGCCCAGGTGGCTGCCCAGTTCCGCGACCTGAAACAGCAGGACCAGCTGGACAGCCAAACCGATCAGCAGCGAATCACCGGCGAGCAGGTAGCCAATTTGCTGGCCCGGATGAAGGCCGCCGAATTGCGCCAATACACTGACCATGACGACCTGCTGAGTGCGGCAATTGCCAACGCCTCGGCGGTTATCTACCTGCAATCTCAATTCGTCCAACACCTCTACGGAGCCTAAGAACCATGAGTCTCGAAAGCGATGTTGCCAACCTGGTAACGCAAACCAATGCTTTGCTCGATTACTTCAAAACCCGGAAGGGCGGCATTGAGCAGGCAGTGGCCCTCGCCATCGCTGCCGTGCCGAACCTGGAACGGACCTGGTACGTCAACCAGCAGACCGGCGACGATACCGCCGCCGGCACGGCCACTGCGCCGCTGAAAACCATCGACAAGGCCGTTGCCAATACCCCGGCGGGTGGTTCTTGTCTGATCCGCCTGCAGGCGGACTACCTGCATTCGGCGGCGATTGTCGGGGCGCAGCGTGTGGTCAACATCATGACCGACACCACCGGCGTGAAGCGCAAGCTGACGCTGACCTATCAGACTGATGGCACCTCGTCTTACCTGTCTGGCATCGGCTTGCCAAGCTGGGGCTCTTTGGGCCTGCGCGATGTGACGCTGGTGTTGCCGAGCCCGGCCGGCATTGTGCCGACTCCGTCGGGCTCGGCCAACTCGGTGATCAAGACCTATAGCGCCTCGATTGTCACCATGCTGGCCCTGAAGCTGGATTCGTGCGACGTCCAGGCACCTGCCGACTTCGTGGGCTTCCTGATGCCGGGCTCGGCAAACGGTGTGGTGCTGGAGGTGATTTCGACCAGCACCCCGTCCGGCTTTGCCGGCCGCTATGTCATGGGTGTGGCGGGCGGCACTGCGTCCAACACCCTCGGCAACGTCGTCTCCAACCTGGCCACCCTGTAAGGATCCCATATGCAAAAGCAAAACCTGACGATCACCTACGGTGACACCGTCTTCAACGGCTTCAACTTCGAGGCGCTGCCGCTGCCTGCAGCCCTGCAGGTGGCTGTCCAGCAGATCGACCTGACCGCCGACCAGGCGCGGGCCAGCGTGGTCGGTGATGCGCTGCGGGTGGTCGAGTACGAAATGGCCGAGAGCGAGGCCACAGCCTTTCAGGCCGCCGGCTTCGAGGGTGAGGTGCCGCTGACCGTCCAGGCCACGGTCGACGCCGAGGGCGTCACCCCGCAGCAGGCCGCTGAAAGCATTCTGAGCGAGGCTGCGACCTGGCGCACCGCGTTGTGCCAGATCCGCGCGGCACGGCTGAAAGGCAAGCAGGCGGTGCTCAAGGCTGGCAGTCATGCCGAGGCAGAGGTAATGGCCGATTCGGCCATTAACGCCATCCGCGCGAGCGTGCCCGGCGTCGTCTGACCCTCTCCCTGCATTCCCTTGAGCGCCCCGATTTCGGGGCGTTTTCGTTTCTGTTGGGCCGCCGCGTGCGGCCCTTTCTTTTGGAGTTATCTCATGGCTGGATTCTTTCACGGCGTTACCGTAACGAGCGTCGACACCGGTGCGCGCAACGTCTCGCTGCCGTCCTCCTCGATCATTGGCCTGGTCGACACCTTCACCGAAGGTGCCGGCGCCACGGCCAAGGCTGGCGACGTACTACTGATCACCAACGAGCGCGAAGCCGTCGCCGCGTTCGGTACCGGCGCTGCCATCACCAAGGCCTGCCAAGCCATCTATGCACGTTCCAAGGCGGTGATCGTCGCCACGGGCGTGGCCAAAGGTGCCGACGCGGCCGCACAGACCTCCGCGATCATCGGCGGTGTACAGGCCAGCGGTAAACGTACCGGCCTGCAGGCGCTGCTGGACGGCAAGAGCCGTTTCAACGCCCAGCCGCGCCTGATCATTGCGCCCAAGCACAGCGCGACCCAGGCGGTGGCCACCGCCATGGATTCGATCGCGGCCAAGCTGCGGGCCGTAGCGATCATCGACGGCCCCAACACCACCGACGAGGCGGCCACCACCTACGCCAAGCTGTTCGGCTCCAAGCGCCTGTACATGGTCGACCCAGGCGTGCAGATGTGGGACACCACCAGCAACGGGACTGTCGACGCGCCGGCCTCGGCCTGGGCCGCAGGCGTGTTTGCCTACACCGACAGCGAATACGGTTTCTGGTCCTCGCCATCGAACAAGGAGTTCGTCGGTATTACCGGCACCACTCGGGCCATCGAGTACCTGGACGGCGACGAAACCTGCCGGGCCAACCTGCTGAACAACGCCAATATCGCGACCATCATTCGCGACGACGGCTTCCGCCTCTGGGGCAACCGCACGCTGTCGAGCGATTCGAAATGGGCGTTCGTCACCCGCGTGCGGACCATGGACATGGTGATGGACGCAATTCTGTACGGCCACAAGTGGGCGGTGGACCGGGGCATTACCTCGACCTACATCCGTGATGTGACCGAAGGCCTGCAGGCCTTCATGCGCGACCTCAAAGCCCAGGGCGCAATCATCAACTTCGAAGTCTATGCCGACCCGGTGCTCAACACGGCCAGCCAGCTGGAGCAGGGCAAGGTGTACTGGAACATCCGCTTCACCGACGTTCCGCCGGCCGAGAACCCGAATTTCCGTATCGAAGTCACCAATCAGTGGCTGACCGAAGTCCTCGATCAAGTCGCGTAAGGAGCGCAGCACATGGCAATGATTCCCGAAATTCTGGCCAACATGAATCTGTTCGTGGACGGCGTCAGCTTCCAGGGCGATGTGCCCAGCCTGACCCTGCCCAAGCTCACCCTCAAGATGGAAGAGCACCGCCCTGGCGGTATGGACATGCCCATCGAGATGGACGTGGGCATGGAGAAGATGGAGTCCAATTTCACCACCACCGGTGTGCGCAAAGAGTCGCTGAAGTTCTACGGCCTGGCTGACGGTAGCGCCTTCAACGGTACGTTCCGGGGCTCGTTCAAGGGCCACAAGGGCGAAACGAAGTCGGTGATTGTCACGCAGCGGGGCACTCTGAAAGAGCTGGATATGGGTGACTGGAAGCCGGGTGACAAGGCCGAGCTCAAGCACGCCGTGGCCCTGACCTACTACAAGCTGGAAGTCGGCGGGGAGGTCATCTACGAGATCGATCCGATGGCCATGAAGCGCGTCATCCACGGCGTCGACCAACTGGCCAGCCAGCGCCGCGACCTCGGCGTGTAATCCCTTCAGCCCTTTCTCATATCCTTTTCAAGGTATCAATCCATGACCAAGCCACTGCCCAAGTTCATCATGCTGGAAGCCGACCGCGTCACCGTAACGCTCACCAGCCCGGCCGAGCTCAACGGCGTCCGGCAGGACCACGTCACCCTGCGTGCGCCGACTGTGCGCGATATCCGTAACTCGACCAAAACCTCTGACGGCGACGACGAGCAGCGCGAACTGAACCTGTTTGCCTCTCTCGCCGAGGTCCACGTCAAAGACCTGGAAGGCCTCACCTACAAGGACTACAACCGTCTGGCCACCGGCTACAACTTTCTGGTGCGAGACGACGAGCTTTAATCCGGCCATGCAAAAGCAAGCGGCCAAGCGACTTGCGGCTGAGCTGAACTTCTCGGCCGCAGAGATCCAGACCATGTCCTACGCGGACATGGTTTGGTGGCTCACGGATTAAGCTTGCACAGGGGGCACCGATGGCAAGCAGGCTAGCGTTATCGCTGGTGATCGGGGGTGCTGTCGCCTCATCTGTAGGCGCGGCCTTCAAAACGGTCGAGAACGGCATCCAGAAACTGGAGGCCAAAGGCAACAGGGCCAAGGTGCTGAAAAGCACCATTGGCGAAACCATCAAGCTGCGCGAAGAGTGGAAGCGGGCGCACGACAGCGGCGGTGCAGGGGCCGACAAGCTGCTGCGCAAGCTGGACAGCAATCTGGATGCCTTGCGCAAGCAGGGCGTCGAGGTTGGCCGCCTCAGTCGTGAGTATCAGCGCCTGGGGCGGGAGGC